TTGCGGGTATGTCTACATTGCGCTCTGCCTTGCGGACTACCATCCAATCGGTTTGGGCTAGCATAGAGCCTGCGGTCTGCTTAATCTGTGCAATCCATTGGCTCTTTAATCCTTTGGTAACAAGACGCTTGTCGGTGTCTACCATCGCAGGTTGTCCGTTGACCTCACCCAAAACTTTGAAATACATGGGATTTCCGTCTTCGTCTACTTCTTCACGGTCATCTAAAAGTTTAGGATTGTCTACGCCCCAGTAGAATCTCTGGTCAAAATTCTCAGGGTCTGCTATCTCTACAATACCTAATTGCTCACGCAGAACGGGGTCACGCAAATGCGGGTAACGAATACCATTGATGGTGACTTCAGAATCTATTGAGATTGGATTTCCATTGAGTTGAAACATTTGTTACTCCTATCGTGCTAAAGCGTACTTAAAGGGTGTCTCTGCAAATGCGGCAAAGATGTAAGTTGTGCTACTTCCAATTTCTCCTGAACTATCACGCACCTTGAAGCCATTTGAAAGAATATCTAACTTTGGATTTCTTGCAGTACCGCCTTCAGAGGTGGCTAAGTTTGCTCGAAGGTCAGTATTGGCAATGTAGTTATATGACATTCTTACTGTGTCGAATATAAGCCAATCGTAGTTTGTGCCACCAGTTGTTGCTGACTTAATCATTATCCAGCGTGGTCTAAAGCCACAATATACAAAAGCATTGTCAAGGGAATTGTTTGAACCATAACTTCCAAAGGCGCTATACCCCGCTACCGGTGCAAACACATACGCAATCATTGTTCCACCGTTGCTGAACGAACTACTACCAACGCTAAATACAGAACTAGTGGGTGCGGTGTTATTCCAAGCATTAGAGGCTGATGTTTTGGCATCTGTTGATGCCATGCTAATGTAGTAATTCTGTGGCGCAGATGCATCCATAAATGCATGGTATGAAGGCCAACCAGTACCGCTATTGGTCTTGTTCTTCATAAACATAAACTGCGGGGCAACTCCTAGTCCATGCCCAACAGTACCATTAGCACCGGAACCAGTCCATTGAACAATCGAGAACCCGCTAGTCGTATTTGCCCTGACTGTGCTGGTTATAGTGCCAGAGGTATTGGTAGCGTTAGAGCCGCCAGCGTTCCAGTTCCATGAAATAAAACTTTTTGCAGATGTGTTGTAACCAGCACCAGTTAAATCAAACCCATCTGATGCAAATGTAAACGCAGTTGTTGAAGTTTCTGCATCTGTTAAATTAGAAACAAGACGTAATGTGTTTCCTCTGATAGCGTCCCATAATCCATGATTTGTTGCGGCATCAGTTCTATTTTTAAGCCAAATAAAATCAGGCTGAAATCCTACGCCAGTAATAGATTGCGCTGAACCAGTGCCTGTATAAACCACCGCATTGAAATACTTCCCGGCCTGTGTAGTGCTAGTAGCACCGATGGTCGGCGTAGGCAGATTAGTTGTACACAATGCCTTAAAGCCAGAGGGGGCTGTGTAGGCAAAGGCACGTTGACCGAAGTTGACATCAAAAGACCCAGATGTTCCGTTTATACGGACAGCCATTGCAGGCGCATACGTTGCTGTAAGACTAGAAGCAAACGTACCTTGCGATGAATTATTTTTATAAAACACTAATGTTCCAGCGTCAGCATCAAATGCAACTCCAATTACATCACCATTAGTAAATGTTGCTCCGTAGGTTACAAATGAACCATTACTGTAAGATGAACCTGCTACTCCAGTATATGTATAAACACCAGCAGCCAAAGCAGAACTAGTGTTTGCGGTGTTGATTATGCCAATTCCGGGAAGCGCAGGACTTGTTGAGGTGATTGTTGCTTCCCAATACCATTTACCAGTTGTAGGAAGCGCAATCGTTCCACGCGCAATTTCTGCTGTAGTGTTTCCTTGCGAAGCGGTTAAGTTACCATTGCTGTACGTTATATTTGTAGTACCAGACTGTAACGGATTCAGCGTACAGTAATTCCCACGCACCTCACCACCAACACCTGTGTCTGTACCGTATGCCGTAGGCGAATCCACCATCGAGTCATTACCAGCGCCAGCGGTCACCGAGAAGTTGTTAGGTGTCCAGTTGTTGCCGTTGCCTGAGCTGTCCTTGCCTAGCGTTGTGCTGGTCGTGCCAGAGTTGTCTGAGAAGTTGAGGTAAAAGCCGTTAGTTCCGTATGTGCCTGTATAGGCCAATGGCTCCCATACGCCTGTCGTGGTGCTAGTTCTGCCAAAGGATGAGGGCGTTAGTTGCTGTCCGTCAATAAAGTAGACCTCAGCCATGTAACCGCCAAAATAATAGGAATTTCCAAGACCTGTTCCTACTTGAGTACCAATGCCAGTATTAAAACCACAATTGATAAATAAATCTGTATTTTGAGTAAAATCTACTGCGCCGTTAGTTGCTTGCAAAACACCATTTACGTAAATTTTTGCACGGTTTGAACCCGTTGCTTGAGTTGTATCAATTCCAACAACTACGTGATACCAAGCAGATGGATCTCGATATAAGGCAGCGGTTGGGTAGTACTGATATGTTCCATTGTTGTAATGAAAAACGTTTAAGTACTCGCCACCTTGAAACAAAATTCCAAACTGCTGGTTGGTACTACCACCGCCAGCAAAATTTATAGCCCCAAGTAAGTGTTGATCAGACGCAAGTAAACTACGTTTTACCCAAGCGGAAAATGTAAAGGTGCGGCGATTAGATGTTCCTAGAGTACGATTTAGGTAAGCCGTGTCCGCTGGGTTAAACCGCAGACCGCGACTAATCTGTTGGGTAGGTATCGTAAAAGGCCAATTACCGGCTGCTGTAGCCTGTAGCTGTTGCTCAGTAGTCCAAACACCAGTAGCTACCGTTGAGGTAGGCGCAGTTGGATTAGCGGTGATTACATTACCGGGATAGCCGTGGATTGGCATGGTACGTCCTTTAGTTCAGTTCTTCCCAACTTGCGGTAATTACCAAGTCGTTTGCCGTACCTGCAATTGCACCAATTGACTGGTTCTCTAACAGATAGAACGAGGTCGTCTTATCCGTGATAATCAACGTAGCATCAGCCGGTACTGAGATAGTAGAGGCCACAGCATAAGCCGTACCGCTACCCGCAGTTGCGTTTGAGTATACGTTAATTGTGATGTCCGCAGCCGAGGTTCCGTCTACGTTAGACGCTACAATTGAATTGATCTTGTAGACCTTGCCACTAGAAGCAGCATTGCTCACCAGCGAAGTTACCGAAGTTGAACTTAATGCCGTATTAGACGAATTGCCGTAAACGGCAGAGACGTTAATTAGATTTGGATTTGCCATTACTTACTCCTTAAATATTCAATTGCCTTGTTAAGCAGGGTTACATCGTCTTTAAAAGACCCCAAGGCCACATTGCAACCGTGGCACAGCAGTCCTCGTACTTTACCGGTTTCATGGTCGTGGTCAACGTGCAACCCACGCTTCGTCTTTGGTTCCTCACTACAGATAGAACATTTACCTTGTTGGGTCTCAAACATCTGCTTAAACTCATCCGCAGTAATACCATACTTATATGACTTAGATGCTTGACGATCCAGTTGAGGCTTTGCGTGCCAGCGAACAAGACACTGTTTTTTGCAGCATTCACGGCAATGCTTGTTTGTGCGCCGACCTTTTTTATCAACATAAAAATTAGCGATATTTGTTTCACCGCAGGCAGGGCATTTAGGGGGTTTCTGGATTGATTTACCGTGGTTAGCACGATAGAACGGATCAGCCCAGCGAGCCTTTGCATCATCGCTGTACTTTTTTCTACGCTCATCTGACCACAAATTATTCATTTAGAATCCAAAAATCAAAACCCAAAAATCATCGCAATAACGACGGCCTTACCTGTCGTTACACCAGCAGACGGAGTCGTAAACGACAACACACCGGAACCGTTAGTTTGAAGAACCTGCCCACTTGTACCGTCTGCATTTGGAAGAGTAAACGTCACGTTTGATGCAATAGAGGCCGCTGCCTGCAAGCCAGTGTAGTTAGTTCCGTTATCCGTGTCTTCGTAAAACCTGGCCGCACCACCCGCTGCAGACGTTCCAAAAATAGAAAAGACTGAGGAGCTCAAAGACACAAAGTCTGAGCCGTCCCAAAATGCAATCGTCTTGGTTCCTGTGGGGATTGTAATCCCTGTCGTAGCTGAACCCTTCAATACGATGGCAGCATCTGATCCGTTAACGACTACATAGACTTTGCTGCTGGATGGCGCTATAACATTTCGGCTTGTTCCAGGAGTCCCTGTAATAAGCAAAATAGCGTTTCGAGCCTGGTTCGATGCTCCGTCAGTGTCCGTCAAAGTCACGTTACCAGCAGTCACATCAATAGACGTTCCTCCGGCAACCGCTTGTTCTACAAGGGCCGTGATCTCGTCATTGACGACCGTGCCCCAGGTGCCTGATTCAGTACCCGTAACTGGCTGGGCAAGGCCAAGAAGGGAGGTGTAGTTAATCGTCATGTTGGTTCCTTTAAGCTGCTATTTGAGTCCATGTTGTGGATTGTGAATCATTAACGATCACCCAACCACCAGCTTGGGAATCGTTGACATTTTGCCAGTTTGGAGTCTGATTGTCATTAACTGTCGTCCAAATAGTGACTCGACCGACTGCGCCAATGCCCTGAACTCCCGTGACGTTGACGATAGCGGCTGATTGAACAGTGACAGTACCGACTGCTCCAGTGCCTTGAACCCCGGTGACTGGGACTGTAATCGGGATGCTGGCATAGGCCTGCCCAATAAACCCCGTTGCTGAAACGCCTGTGACATTGACCGTAGAATCTTGGACCACCGAAACGTTGCCAATTTGGCCAACGCCTTGAACGCCAGTAATTGGGACAACTGCAGAGCCTGTGATCGTGCTTTGGCCAATAGACCCAGTGGCTTGTACCCCGGTAAGTTGAACAACGGTTGCTGTTGTAACGGCAACATTACCGATGGCACCACTGGCCGCCACCCCGGTGACTGGGACGGTTGCGGTACCGGTTTGGGCTGTTTGTCCAATGAATCCTGTGGCTTGGACCCCGGTAACGGCGACGTTTGCCCCTGCGCTGGTGGTAACGGTCCCAATAGCACCGCTACCTGCGACTCCCGTGACGGTGATAAGGGCCGATCCAGTGGCGGTGACTGTTCCAACGATACCGACACCCTGGACCCCGGTGACGGGCACAACAGCGCTGCCGGTGACGGCAGTTTGACCAATGAATCCTGTCGCCGAGACTCCAGTAACAAGGACATCCACGGCTGCCGAGACGGTGACGTTGCCAACCGCTCCAGTTCCTGCCACCCCGTTAACGGGTACGACTGCAGTTCCGGTAACTTGGGCTTGCCCAATAAATCCTGTTGCGGATACCCCGGTAACCAGGACATCCACATTTGTGAAGACGGTAGCTTGACCAATTTGGCCAGTTGCCTGTACTCCAGTGACGTTGACAAGGGCGTTTTGCTGGGTTTGGACCGTGACAGTGCCAATAGCGCCGGTGCCTTCGACACCAGCGCTTCCTTCACCCCACGGAGTTTGACCCCAGGCACCATACCCCCACCCTTCTAGGTAGACATAAGTGACATCTTGACCCCAAGGAGTTTCGCCCCATGGGCCACCACCCCAACCGGAGTAGGTCGCCACCTAGTCATCCTTAGGCAATGCGAATTATCGCGCCAGTTGCCGTGGCTGCAGGAAACACAATCGTAAATGTGCCCGCAGTTGAGGTCTTAGCACCACCAAAGTTTAAAATCGCCACTGCGGGATTACCCGTAGCCGTGTCGTTATAAATCATGGCGCCATAAGCGGTAATTGTTGCCGTTGTAAATGACAAGTCAGCAAAGTCCGTTAAGGCCGTTGTGCCGCTTGACGTTGGTGTTACCTTGGTCAAAGTACCACCGCCAGCCGTGTACGAGCCTGAAGCGGATACTTCATTGGTCGTTGTATAGGCGGTTGTGGCAGCCGTAAACGAGGCATTGTTGTCATACAAGGCCAGTTTAAAGGTTTGGCCAGAGCCGGTTGAAAAGTTATGCACACCCTTAAGGATTTCGACCTTAAAAGAGGTGGGCATTACGGTTGTGGTAAAAGCCATTTAGACTCTCCTTAGTAAATTGGCGGCGTCTTGTTCCCCGCCCTGAACACAAATTTGGATGCAAGTGGCCCTTTCGGCCCGCTTGGCTTGTTTGAGATATTCAAAGACTGCTCTTTGAACGCGCTCCCGAAAGAACTTAGCCTGCTCACGAATGGCCGGAGGAGCGTTATCAGCCACACTAATAATTTTATCTGCGCAGAGTTCTGCTAGATCTTCGCACGAAAGGCCGCCAAAGTCACTGGTTTTGACGATTGGATCGGCCATCTTTCCCGAATGTAATTGAAACATATCAAGTCCTCAGGGCTTCTGGTGGCAACATTGGGTCATTGGTAGGCAAGGAATCCTTGACTTCCGAGTACTTTTTAGCCACAAAACGACCCCCTTCAAGCCCTACTACAAGGGGCTCAGCCAGCCGATGGTATCCATAAAGCTTGCTTTGTACCGGCTCATTGGTATCCAAAAGCGAAGAATCCTGGGCAATCCCCACCTTGATGCCACGAGAAATGGCTATGGACAGCAAGAACTCACAATTCGCCCGCCCTGCCTCGGCAAAATGGACATATCCTTTATACGAAAAATCGATGCCGTAAAGGTGGATTTCTGCCACTTTTGCTGCGATCGCAAAACCTATGGCGTACGCTACCGTGTTATTGAAGTATCCTGTTTGACAGGCATTCATGACCTCTTCCAAAGGAAACTCCACTAGCCCTGGACAGCGCTCATCGAGCTCACAGGTATAGATTGGCCCTTTGTGCTCTTTGAGCACTCTGGCCATAATCCCCGTTTGGGTCCCCGAATCGTCGCTGTCTAAAAAGCGACTTGCCGGATCCATCATAAAAACTCGGTCGTGGAATATCACTCCAGACATGGAGTTAATTGCCCAGACTTCGTCAAAATGGATTGAATGGGTTTTGGCCAAGATAAATTGGCCGTGGCTCTTTCCCATCGCCACTATTGCAATACGTTTTCCTTCAAGACTTGGAACATTGGTCATGGACCTGGACTTTCTGATTTCACATATATGCGAGCCATACCATCACGGTATTCGTCACGACGACGACGGCCTTGTTGCTCGATTCCAAGACCTTGAATTGCTTCTTTGTACGAATTATTAAAGTAAGCAATCATATCAGGAGGACCCTTGGTGTAGCTGTAAGCTTGGACCAAGCAGCCATAAAGTAGTGCCTCTGGAGCGTTAATACTTACCCAGGTTGTTGTGTTTGTAGAGGATAACTGAGCCGGTTTATAAATATAGCCAAGCTCTACAGCAAAAGAAGCGCTCGGTGTAGGGGCCACGTAGAATGTATTTTGATCCCATACCGAATAATATTTGGGGACACCTGTCACTGTTCCATCGGACCAATATTCTTTCATGAAAGAAGTGTCCCTGAACTCTAGGAAAATTTGATCTCCACCAGCAGAGGTCAGCATCATGTAACGATGGGTCAAAATATCGTTTGGAGCGGTCAGAAATTTATTGTTCGCAGTCAGGTTGCCAGTGACTTCTAACTTGAACACGTCCAAATCAATATCCCGAAGAATCCTGTTCTCCGTCATTAAAATAAACGTATTTATCACGGCATTGGTGAATACGTTAGCATCCACCTCGGTGTAATTGCGTATGTTGGTTACTAATTCATCATAGGTCATGACACATTTCCTATTGTGCTTGAGGCAGAAACGGAACCAGTATTTACAATCACCGAGTTGCCAGAGGCTTGAGCATCATTGACGTAGCCTGTTGCTCCGACCCCTGAAAGAGCGGTAGAAGACGAAGTGACGACCAAAACGTCTCCGATGTTTCCAACTCCCAAAACGTCTCCCTGTTCTGGGTAGGGCTGCATATTTGTTCCGCCATCAGCCGTTCCAATACTTTGAAAGGCAGAATCACCAGGAGAACCAACGTAAACAGTAACCGGTTCAACCCGATCTGGGCGAGGCTCATAAAGAGCAACGGCGTCACCGTTAAACTTAAGGGGCTCAAGCTGGGGTTCTTTTGGCTCGTAGTCTTCTGGGCAGACTTTGTATCCACGCCAGTTTTTGCGTAAAACGTTATATTCGTAACGCTGCCCGCAGTAATCGCAAAGCCCGTACGAGAATTTTCCGGTTGCGTATGCCACATCATACCCCCAGTTGAGGAACGAAGCTTATCCTAGCCGTTTCACGATCCTCTGCAGCCGCGCGAGCCCACTCTTCTTCGTAAATCTGCTTTAATCCTGCTGTTCTTTCAGACTTAAATTTAAGGGAAAGATAATAGGCAAGGCCCGCTGCTAAGCAGGGCAAAAATCTAAAGTTTACATCCGATGTATTGGTGTAATCGCCAGCATCTTGAATACGCCGAATTCTGTAATACCTAAACTGATATGGGCCACCACCGCCTCCTGGCGTTGGGTAGAAGAATACTTTTGGAGTATTTGTGCGTTCCACATAGTATTGAGCAGGTCTGGCTTGCGTGCTTTTGTCGGGGATGTCTAAGTATTCTGCTCGAGTTATCGGATCAATTGTGATATCGACAACTGGACTTTGAGAAAAGTCACGAATTACAGCAGTCAATACTTGGACCGTGTCCGTTGGCAAGTTAATAGAAGTAGTTCCAGTTAAAGTAACTGCTACTTCTTCGATGGTCCACAAATTTAATCCTCTATTTGCCCAATCCAAAAACATAAGATTGAGCGATCGACGAGCGGTCTTCAGGTGATGACCAGTGGTCATCTCCATCCCACAGCGCTCGTACGCTTCTTCGATCAGTTCATCGATCGGTAGATCAAATGTTGTGGTACCAGAAGTTGCCATTAAGCACAGCCGCCCTTATTGTAGCCCTTGGCCATTCCACCACCCATCATGCCCATTGCCATGCGCTTATGCTGATTTATGGCGCCGCCCTTAGACATCAGCACTGGGCCGCTTTTTTTACTGGGGGAAGAAATCATTTTGTTCTTGGGGCCCGACTCAACGCATCCGCCGCCCTTCGTTGCAATGCCCATTCCTTTTCCAGCCATGATTATTTCCCCTTTTTCATTGCACGGCCTTTTGCATCAGCCGAAGTTTTTTTCATGGCGCGGCCTGCTTTATCAGACATTCCGCCCTTTTTCATTTTTCCTACTCCATCTGCAGCAAATGCAGGAACCTTTTTGCCGCCTTTTTTGACCATCTTCATTTTGCTCATCATTCCGCCTTTCTTAGCTTCAATAGCCATACCCGACATGTTGTCTTTACGACCCGGAGAGGTAACAGATGATTTTTTATTCTCTTCTACCTCTTTAATAAGACCCTGCTCCATAAGTTTCTTTATTGCGCCTTTCATAGTTACTTCCCTTTCTTTGCCGTTTTGGCAGATTGCCTAAAAGCTTTTGCAGTAGGAGCGCCTTTAGTTCCTGGCTTACGCATCTTTTCACCAGAACCCAAAGCGATACGTTTTCTCTTAGCGTTGATATTGGCATAAAGACCGGGTTTTGCTGGCATGGCGCTACCTTCCTTGAAAAAAAGCGTACAAACCTATAAAAAAACTTGTCACCGCACTTGACGCTCCGGCCACCCACATCAGGGTTTTCCAGCCGCCTTTCGCTTCTGACAAGGTTACATTAATTGCTTCCAAAGATTTTTTGATATCACTCATATCGGCCATCATCTTATCCATATCGTCTTGGATATGACGAATCTCAACAGAATGAGTGGCTAGTTCCCGTTCCACGCTCATGTCAGCACTTCCATCGTTTTCTGGCTTGGCGAATACGGCTGTTTGGATCTTTTGCCGCCTCTGGAAATTTCTTCATTTGGCCAGCAGAACGAGCACAATACGACTTGCGTCGTGTTGCTCGTTTACCGGTGGGGTTATCTTCAGTTACAGCCGTTTGTAGTTTGCTTCCAGGGTTGGCCTTGCGATACGCTGCAACGCCTTTTTTAGTCATGCCCGCGCCCTGTTTAGTCGGGCGAAAATTGCCCGACTTTACAGAAGTCTTGATGCCCATACCCTTGGAGGCCATTACGCAGCAGCTCCACCGTAGAAGAACAACGTGACGCTAGTTACGTTTGCATCTGCAAACTCAATAAAAACTCCCTCATCAAACAAAACCCCCATATCAGGGAAAATAATGTCGTATGCGCCAGCGGCGGCGGGAGTTTTGATATCTACAAGCGTCGTTGCAGCGGTTGTAGCCCCATTTTTTAGCTGAAAAGACGATGCTGTGCTGCCGCAAGTGTAGTAAATAGCCGCTACACGAGTGCGCCCAGCAATTGCGTCATCATCTGCGGCCTTTGTAACCGCAAGTAGATTGCTATAGCTCATTAGAGCCTCCTAGTTAGGAGAGGTTGTTGTTCTGGATATAAAGAACAGTCACCGTCGCCGCACCAGTTGTACCGTTTCCGTTTTGGGCAGCAAAGTCAACCAAAACTTGCAGGTCAATTGTTCCAACGTTCGTGGCTTCTGTGTCCAAAGTTCCACGAGTGGTTCCTAGTGACTTAACGCTAGTGCTGGGGATGAATGCGTCAGCATCAGCAGAGGTTCCAACCACAACAGCGGCTGTACCGGTGTCGTTGTTGACGACCGTGACGTTCAGGATAACGTCAACAATCTGTTAATTTGCAGGGACCGTTGCTACAACCTGGTTATTTGAAGTTGCGCCGATGATGTCAATCACAGCGGATTGAGCCATCAGAACATAACCTACGTTTGCTACATCGGTGCCAACCGTCGTGCCGGTTGTGTCTTTGATTGTGCCAGCCCTAACTGGGCCGGAAAAGGTAGTCGTTGCCATTTTGTCCTCGTGTAGTAGCACATTCTCGTATCTTCTCTACTAAGTCTGCTAGGTCAGTAGATACGAGCAAAATCCTAGTCCTATAAGAATACAGCAAAAGGGGGGTTTTGCAACCCCCCTCTTTTATTACAACATCAACCCGGTGAACCGAAGATACCGCGCGGATCCGAGAATCCGAACGAATAACGCTCACGGGCCTTGTAACGAACGTTACCAGTGTCGAAGTCGCCTTCAAAACCAGTTTTGATCGCTACACGCTGGAACATCTTCATGCCGTTAGGGGCGTCGGTTTTGATAAACCAGGCGTCCGGATCGGTCAGGAAGTGGTTAACTGTGTAACCCTGGGGGATCATGCCCATGTTCTTGATGGCATTGATGTCGTTATCAGCAGTACCAACGCGGAGCGTGGACTTCATGATACGGTCAGCC